CGTTGACGGCTTGGTTCAAATACATCAGGTATCGATTGTTGGTCGTGTCGAACGACCATGATTGTATGGTCTGGAGCGAGCCGTCCACCCAGATGCTCAGATCACGAATGGGGTTAAACGCGCCCAAAGGTCCATTTTGCACAAAAGGGCCGATATACGATCCCAGCGTAAGCTGGATTCGGTTCGGATACGCCCCATTTGTGAACGCCTGTAGCATTACGACCTCTTAAATAGCCAGTCAACCAGTCTGTTGAGCCGATCCTTGACGATCCAATCCGAAAGGTAAATGTTGCAACGATCTAGTGTGAACCAGATCAGCAACAGGATGAAGATGTGTAAATCGATGATGTCGCCACGATTCCAAGGTCCGAGAGACATGTTATTTCCCTTCTTCGCTAAGAGCAAGCTCCTTGGCCCTATCTTTGATGTACTGCCAGACCTTACGGAGTTTTTCCATATACTCAGGTGATTTCTTTTCCTTCACGGGTTTCTCCTCTTCGTAGGGCAAGCCCTTATGCAGGTGCGGCTCTCCCTTTTGGTGCTTTTCTTCAATACTCTTTTGTTCTTGCTGGTAGAGATTCTGAATCGCTTCTTCCTCGCCCTTTGGCTCGGGCATCGGGGCAGGTGCGGGTGCCTTTGGCTTTGGCCCTAGCTTCGGGGCTTCCTCGACGGGCTCCGTCGCTGGGCGGTCACGCTCCACCACGGGCTCCGCTTGCTCCTCCAGTTCTTTCTGGTGCAACATGCGGGCTTCCTCTTGGTTCTGCAAAGCCTCCATCAGCTTATTCTGGACTTCCTTGTCCTTGACCTTCCTGATTTTCTCCAGTTCCTTCTTTTTCTTCATCTCCTCCTGTTTTTCTTGGAGGCGTTCGGGTGTCATGTCCACTTCGTCCTTTTTGCGCTGTATCTCACGCTCGCGCAATATCTTCACGACGTTGTGCTGGACACTTGGCAGGATGCGCTCGAACACCGCATGGATGTGCTTGCAGATAACGAAGTTCCCCCGCAGGTCAAGCCGCTCTGTGGGTGCCTGTAGGAGCGGTCTGGGCGTCCCTAGCAGGCCGTCACGCTGGTGGAGGTTCCACTGGGCACCCCAATATAAGAACGCGGGACAATTATGAACAACGATTCCATTGGCGATAAACGATTCATCCTCATCAACGGTAAGGTCATGAAAAACACTCGGAGCTTTAATTCTTTTCTTGGATCGCAAAGATCGAATAAACCCTGTTCCCCATTCGCGGTCGCGACAATCTCCCCAGCAGCTTTCTTTATTCAATCGTGCTTCCGCTCTTGTTCTATCTTCCTCACGCATCCTATCCATCATGACATCTAAAAGCTGCGGATATTCGCGATAATTCCAATTCAGACGATAGCTAGTATTTTTGGTACCATTCTTGCGGTGATAAGTCCAGCCGTGCCAAACGCCAATAGAAAAAAGGAACATTGAAACCTGCGAGATCAAGTCCCGAGAAACAGAAAACACGCATTGCTTACCATTTCCCACATAGCCATCTCCTAAGGCATAGGAACTGACCAAAGCCGTCATTGCCTCTAACGACCACCCCAGCACCCAATCGGACAATTTTTTGTCCAAGCTCCCCCGACCAACCGCACGAACCATAGCAGCGGCTAGATTTTTGTCTTTAACAGTGACGGTGAGCCACTTGTGGGTTTTGTGCTGATGGTCTTGAACCGAAATTTCAACGCCTTCCCCGCAAAACAGTTTAGCCTTGGTTTCAATATCGGCGGCGAGCGTGTAACGCTCGTTCTGGTTTAGCGTGAATGTGACACCATACACTCGATGTTCGCCGCCTTCAAGGGAAACCACGGCGGACTTCACGCATACAATTTCATTGCCCCATCTCCCGAGTTTTTTCAAATAGACGGGAACATGACCTTCGGCGAGATAATATCCGACCAAACTTGCGAAATTGGGATCGACTTCTTCGGTCCCAGCCCATGTAATTTTAGGAAAATATAGCTGCTCCCTTTCTACCAATTCAAACGGGGGTTTCCACCCAAAACATCCACCAGAAAAATTATCTGGATTAGCTTCTCCACGACGATAATGTCCTTTAACAAACCTACGAGCCCATCGCTGTCTGATAGTCACATTGCGATAGTGCATGGGGTACAGGGGCTCACCACACCCACATGCACATAGTTCGTGCCCTCGCACGACACCCAACGGATGGTCGTCGGAAAGAATCAACGAGTCTCGGTAACCTTCGGCTTTAGTCTCCCAAGCCTGTTCATTCTCCTTTGCTGAACGACTTGTTACCGCCGTGACTCTTCGTGCCCTGCCTTTGTGCGTAATAACCCAATCCCCAACTTGTATCTGTTCTATAGGTTTTTCTGTACCATCGGCCATTTTTACCATCGTGCCGGGAGCGACACAAGAGCAGCTAATCTGCACATCGAGGTCCTTCGCTTGGCTCGACTCCTGTACCTTCGTCACGTCGAATTGCACGCGCACATCGTGCCCCGCAGGGTCGGAATCTTCTTTGTTGCACTTCACGTTATAGTGCAGAAATAGGGCTTTCGGATTCGAATCGAGCAACGTGGGCGAGCAGCCCGGGCGGTACTTTTTCGAAAATGCGTTGGTTTGTCTTACGATGTCTGGGAGGGAAATAGCTGTCTTTACCCCAAACTTTTGATACAACTTGGAAAGGGGGATTGTTACGAACATTGAAACCTCCCGCTCTCCCCCCGATTTTGCTTTCTCGCCCTCTGAGCGGTTTCGGCCTGTAATTCAGGAGTCCAAACGAGCTTCTTCCTCATCTCATTAGCTTGATCTATGGCGGAAGGTCTTCCTAATTTCCAACCACTCTGAATGAAGGTCGTTTGAGCATCTTTTGAAACTAATTTTTCTTCGTTGCCCCTATGCATCCAGTTTGACCCAAATCGCGGGTTTTTGTCTCCCATCAGGGATTCACTGACATGCTGATTATGCTCGGCGCTGTGCTTCTTTCCTAGATGCGACTGACGCAACTTTTTTCGAGTTTCATCTGAGACTAGGATGCCGATGGGCCTACCTCCTCCCCCGTCTCTTCCCCCAATTTGCAAGTTATACCCCTTCTCGTGATTGGTAGAATCAAATTGTTGTATATAAAAAATCTCCAGTTGATCGACAACCTCCCGATCTTCTGTTTCAACCAGAACCTCTATGGAAAAGTTATCGGCACCATACTTCTGGATTGCTCTTTGAAAATAGGAGGGTTTAGGCGTATTTCTGGACGCGCTTAAATGGCAATTCCACCGCTCGCGAAGCGTTAGCGTGGTTTGACCAACGTAGCACTTCCCGTTGATTAGGTTGCGAATCAGATAAATAGTGCCCATTTTAGACAGAAGCCCTCATACGAGAAATTGAAAGTCACCAACCCAGCACGCTACCGTACCCTTCTCCGTAAAACACTATTTTCAAACGACTTAGCCCGTCCCCGATGTAGCCCAGCGTTATGAGGTTACGGACGACCCGCGCCTTGACCCACTTTCGGAATTCAGAGATTGTCTGGGAGTCCTTCAGGCGGTTGCAGTATTCGCAGGCGGGCAGGAGGTTCCAATCGGCGTTTTCCCCGCCTCGGCTGACGGGCACCGCGTGGTCAACGGTGAGGTCGGTAAGCTCTTCAGGTTTGAACCCGCAGTACCAACAGTGGCCTTCGCACTTCCTGACAGTCTTCCACCATTGGATTTTGCGTGGCACTAGATGATCTCGTCTTTAAGCTCTATCTTGATCGGAGGATGCTTCTTTTTTTGCACTGTTGATGGAGTTTTTGGTAGGTCAGGCTTGAGCTTCGGCACGTTCTTGAGCATTCGCTGACACTCTTCGGGGTCGATAGGTTGTGGCACTGGCTTAGCAACCGACTTAGGCGCGTGCTCGACCACCTCCTCGGCAAAGTGGTCCTTGAGGAGAGCACTCATACCCAGCGAAGATTGCTTCATGGTCTTAACGATCTCCCCATTACGGTACACCGTCAACCGTTGGTTGGTGGTGTCGTGAACAAGGATGTCCCCCGCATTGACTCTGAAGTTGAACTGTACAAAATTGATAGGGCTTTTGGCCACATACGACTTTTGCAAGGTAATCTCCTATGGTGTAATACCCAAAAATGAGACGAATAGTAGGGAAAAAGGAAAAGGGCTCGGATTTCTCCGAGCCCTGAGTTTGAACCAAACGAGAAGGTTAGTTCTCGCCGTAGTTCTGAGCCGCGTTGAAGCGACCGTTGACGAGCAAACGCTGGACGCCTGATGGGTTGAACACCAAGAAGCCAAGGTTCTCGAAGATGCTGAAACCGATCTGACGGAGGTCAGGACGGTCGGCAGACATAACGGTCAACGGAATACGTTCTGGGACCACACCCAAGAACTCGGCGTCCGCCAGAATGTAAATGCAGCCGTAGCCGACTTTACGAGACTGGAGAAGCGTTGCGCCCCAGAGGTAGCCCATCACGCCGGTCTTCAACAGCTTGCGCTGCGTTTCGCGGTCGATGTTTTGCTGCGTCCATTTCAACAGGTCCGTATAGTCACGCGGATTGAAGAAGATGAAAGCAACGCTGAGATCGTGGCGTGCAACCTGACCAAAGCCGTCTGCCAACGAGTTGATGTCGATGGGAGCGTTGATGGCGATGTCGGGGTTGTAAACCGGATCGTTTACGAGGTGTCCCACTGCCGCCGCTGCTACGCCGTCAAACAGATTGAACACGTAACCATCTTCTGCTGCGCCGACTTCGGCTTTCGCCAAATTCAAGCTACGAGCAACGAGATCGAAACGACGTTCCTTAATCTGCGTGATGGGAATCATCGGGTTGGACACGATTTCAAACGTCGGAACCGTGACACGTTTCGGCTTGGTAACACGAACGATGTCGCCGCCTTCTTCACCTACCACAAAGGCTTCAACGAATGACGAGCCGGGGGTCGAGCCCACAGTCATCGCCGAAACGTCAAATTCTTTATCATAAATTGGAAGTGCGCCATCGGGTAATGTTTCAACCATAAGAGCCTTACGAGCGATGCTCATATAGTCACGACGACGACGGAGGGATGGTCCCAACGACGCCGCTAATTTCTGACGACCACCTGCGGTCTTGAGTAACTGACCTAACATAGCCGTCTGCTGTTGTGTACGAGAAAGGTTTGCCATTTTGTTCTTTTTCTCCCCTTTACAGTAACGATGCTACGCCGAGCCAAGCTTCAGGGCCGGATGGAACGTGGGTGCAGATGCCGACAGCAGTGTTACCCGTGGCGGAACCGCCGTGGGTGTGCGTAGCATCGGTATACAGCCCAGTGTTTGTGTGTGAGTGGCCACCGCAATAGACATACTGTCCAATCACGAAGGTCGCGGCTGCGTCATAGCCCTGATAGTCAACCATTGCCTGCCACATTGCGCGGACAACAGGTGCTTTCTTGGAGCCAGACGGCCCGATAGCGCCAGCGAATTCGCCGCCGTTATTGAGCAATACAGCGAAGGGGACGTTTCCAGCAGTTGCATCGGTGTCGCAGGGAACGATGTTCCCGATGAGACCGAATGCGGGTTGGTTAGCAGGCTGAATCGCATAGCCAGCATAGCCGCTGCCCGTGTATCCACTCAACGTGGACAGAAGAGCAACGATTACGCCGCCTGTGTAGTTAGCTGCCGCCAACGTCTGTTGGTCAGTTCCCGGATCGCCAGTGAGAGGTACGGCTGGGGTGCAGTTCGCGGAATCGTTCTGTCCCAGATAGGTGATCTTGATACTCATCCTAGTGTTCTCCCTTTGGAGTTGTGAAGCAAATTTGAAACAGATTGTGCAGTTCCAATCCGGCCTTTTGGGGGCTTAAGGACTATAGAAAAGCACGTTCGTATATGAGTCTGGTAGACGGAAAACTTCGTTCACTGACGATTTTTATGGTATAATTTGGGGATGAGCATGAAGGTTGACCGACAACGACTACGGGCGGAAGTCTTCGCCCTGTTGGGCAACCGTTGTGCAAACCCCGATTGTGCGTGGACAAACAAAGACGGCACTAGAGGGTGTACCGATCCCCGATGCCTTCAAATTGACCACAAACACGGGGGAGGCTATCGGGCAAACCGCAAGGCTGGGGGCAACTTCAACCACCTCAAGGAAATTTTACGAACCCCCGATGTCCACGAACACTACCAATTGCTGTGTGCGAATTGCAATTGGATCAAAAGGCACGAAAACCGAGAATGGAATTACGGGGGAACCGAGGAATCACAAGAACGACAACGGCAAGTCCGTGACACTTTAATTGAGCACCCCGAATTGACGCAGAAAGAAATCGGACAGAAATTTAGGGTAAGTAAGAGAACGGTGCAAACCATCGCCCACAAATTCGGAGTTTGGCGCGGGAAAAAGCGGTGATCCACAACTTCATGTGGGCTAAGAATGACGAGGGCGAGCCCGAGACGGGGCACGCTCCCAGTCATACCTGCTCGTGCAATCCCGTTCATTGTGGAGACATGTACCTGCACGCCTTCAACCCCAAACAGCGGCACACCTTCGCCGCTCCGTGGTTCTGGGACTCCGACTGGCATTACTTTCCGCAAAAGTAAGGGGCCGCTGGTTAGCGGCCCCTAGCGTCACTACCGATGACGTTGAATTACTCGTCGTCGTTACCGAACAGTGCGGTGGCGATATCGACGGGCTTCGGTGATGCTACGACAGGACGGACACGCTTGATGCT